CAAGCGCCTGACGCTGGGTACGCTCCGCCTTCCACTTCGACTTCATCGAATCAAGAGCGCGCTTACCGGCGTCGCCTAGGGAGTCGGCACCCTCCGGAGTGGTGTCGTCATCCGTGCCAGTCGACGCGGTCTCGTCGGTGACACCCTCAGCGGTAGCGTCGGTCTCGGTCTCGTTCTCAATGTCTTCGGGCATGGTGAAGCGCCTCCATTGCGGGGGTTAACCCACTCACCGTGAGTGGGATGGAATCGCTGCGCATTGCGCGCTAGCGGAGATAGCCGTTCTTGTACAGCAGTCGGATGGCGTGCTCTCGCTGTGCCTTCGGGTCGCTGTTCTCCGCCTCGGCTAGGCGGTATATCTCCTCCGGCATCAGACGCGGGGGGCGCGGGTTCTTCCGGCTACCGGTGCCGACATGCGTCACCTGTACCGTCTTCCCGAACATCTCGACACGATCCATGCTCTTGCGAGCGTTGACCACGCTGGAGATGCGCGCCCCATCCTGAATCGCCTTCGCCCCGGCTTCACCAAAGACCTTGCGTCGTTGGGCTGGGGACATGCTGTCGAACAGGTCAGCCGGCCGAAGTGGTGTCGGCATATGCTTGCGCGTAACCGGCTCCATCGTGCAATCGCAGCGAGGGTGCCGCAGAAACCCGCTAGAAACGCCGTACTCGCGACCGGCCAGGATGATGCACCGAGAACACGCGGGAAGCTCCACAACGCGCACGTAGCCGGTCACACCCTTGTTGGCCACCATCGCCGCCTGATCAGCCTGCCGGCCAGTGTCAGCGACCACAGTGCGCACAACCATGTCAAGGAACCCAGCGGCACGCGCCATTGCGGCACGCGGACTGAACCCCTTACGCCGCGCAGTAATCGCATTCGGAACCGCGCGTGCGAGCAAACCCATAGCGTCTCGCCCGTCGGGCGTTTGTGACGCGAACTGTTCAGGCACAATCTGCGGACTCAAATCGGCATCCGCGCCCAACAGTTCGCGCATAAACGTGTGCGTGCCTTCGGCCGCGTGAAGCTGACCAGCCTGCACATACGCCGTAACCTTCGGAAGCAAACGCGCCCAATCGCGCGCCACATCGTCCGGGTTGACCTTCGCCCACTCAGCGAGAACCGCGCGCGCCGTAGCGTCTGCTAGTGCCTCACGCTGCTGCTGGTGCCGCTGTGCTCGCCAACTTGCTGCCATTCGTGGTGTCTCCCTGCGCCGGATCACGTGCCATCAGCGACGTGAACGCGCCCATGGGGTCGGCCTGTAGTTCCTTCTCCCGCATCAGCAGAATGTCCGCTAGCTCAGTCGGCGTGATACCGAAGCGCAGCGCCAGGAACTCGAACGGGAAACCGATCTGCTTCAGCTTCAGCAACGCGTCAGCCTGTTGTGCCTGACTGCGCGATTCGGCGTCAGCCCACAGCACTCGTCCGCCGGCAATAGCCTTCGCCTTGCTGTCGTCACCCTGCGCGAGCGCGATCAGTCGGAACATCTCGCGGAGCGCCTGACCGAACCAAATCTGCTTTTCCTCAACCCGCTTGACTAGACCAGTCTCAGCGGCCAGCAGCGCGTCACCGGACAGATTTGCCATCTTGCCGATCAGGTAATGCTGAGGCGTACGCGTCTGCGCGGCAATGTGACCAACGGCCACTTCCATAACGTTGGTGTACGCCTCAAGATTCGCCGCTGTCCACTCAGTGACCTTCACGTCATCACCCGTGAAGAACATCACTCGGTCAACCGCGAACCGCTCCATATCCACCGGCCGCGAACCAACAATCTGGCCCGTCTCGTCAAGGATCGGGATTTCCGGTACTTCGGCACCCAGGACAATGCGCTGAGGGAACGACGCATAGTCGGCAGCGGTGAACAACTGCGCCCACAGGAGGTTTACCGCATCCTGCATGGCGATCACGCCCGCGATATCACTTACGGGCTCACCTGCCAGCATCGGCCGGTTGGGGAGTTCCACGATCGGAACGACACCCATCGGGTTCGGCTGCGGGTTCGGCTCGTCCCCCATGTCACGCGGTAGCCACCGCTCCAGCTCAGCGTCAACGCCCTGCATCTGCGGTGTCTTGGTGCTAGTGCCCAATATCGGCCGCTCGAACTTCCACACTTCGTCAGCTAGGTACAGCGTGGCGAAACTTCGCGCGCCATCATCCCAACGCTTCAGCGCAGCACGGCGCTTCCGGCGGGAACCAGGCACATACGCGACAATGCACTGTGAGGCATCTTCAAACGTCACCTCTGGCGTCTCCGGGTCATCCGGGTTTCCCCAGACGAGCACGAAGCTGCGCCCACTGTTGACGGCACCCAGGAAACCAAGCTGCGAGTCAGCGTCAAGCGCATTCATCTGCCAGACACGCCACGACTCTTTATCAGCCTCAGTCATGCCGGCGGGCAGAACGCCGTTCACGGTCAGTCGCTCAACCGGACTGTCGGACGTCACCTGCACCCAGTTGTCCGCAAAATCGCGGTACCGGTCACCGTGGAACTTCCGAAACTGATCCGACGCAAACGCTAGCTTCTGCTCACCCTGGTAATACGCCGAATGCCGCTGGATACGCGGACGTCGGTTCAGTAGCTCGTTCTCAAGTAGCTGTACGAGCGATAGTGCTTCACCGTATGTAGCCACCGCGCTCCTTTCTAGGCAGACATGTAAAAGGGCTTGCGCTTCAACAGGCCGGCGGCAATCGCGTCACACGCAGCTTCATGCGTGAGCACACTGACAACCGCCAAGTCGATCTTTCGTTTGTGCTCCGGCTTGGCCAACACATAACGATCAGACGGACGCGCAGCCATACGCGCGTTGAACATGTGGCGCTCCGTCAGCGGGCAACCATCATGCGTAAAATTCGAATCCTTCTTAATGACGTCAGTCTTGATCCGCTCAGCGGCAGCGTGCATCTGCATCGGCCGGCGAGTGTGCCAACGGACAACGCGCCTGTCCCCGTACCGGTCAGCCCACTGGTCAACTTCCGTTTCCCAATAAGGCGGGTCGCAGTACATGAGTTTGACGTCGTACTTCGCGAACAACTCACTAACCGCTGCGTCGACTTCTAGGCGCGGAACCTGCCCGCCCCACTCCGCAGGGTCCCACACCGTTGGGCGCGTGCTAGGCCCGTACGTGGGGGTGAACTGAAAGCCTTCCAGCGTCTCAGCGCGAATGCCTGTCCAGTCGTCGCTGTCTGAGCCGTCAAAGCCCAGGACAATCGGAACCTTCATCAGCTTGTACGCCGAAGGCGCCGGCTTCTCGCGGTCACTCGCGCGCGATATCCAATGAGCTGCCTCAATCCACGAACCGTGACCAGCCATGATGCGGTTACCGAAGAACCGCTCAGCCTGCCCAGGGTCCGACTCCAACAGCTCAGCGGCCTCCGCCTCAATGGCGTCAAGGTCGATATGCGGACAGTCGACGTACACAGCCTTGTGAATCCGCCGGCGTTCGACCTTGTTGCGGTAGCTCAGCGTGGCAGGCGCCTGAGGGAAGTACCGGTAAACGTCTTCGGCCTTACCCTCGTGCGTGCGCTGCGCGGTGCTGTACTCCGACGGGTCATACGCGTTCGTCGTCTCCATGCTGCGCCCGGACATGCCGGCGAGACCACGGCGCATCGTCTCAGCGACCTTGATCATCTTGTTCGTCGCTGTGTACGTGCCTGTCTCGTCCTGAATCGCGAACGTGATGGGGTTACCCAGGCGCGACTGTGCCGACGAAGTCACGACGTCGATACGCCCTTCGTCGCCCACCCGCATGAAGCCCTCACGCACGCTCATGACAGCGCCTAGCGACCCATGCTTGACCATGGCGACCAGCGGCCTGTAGACGTTCGCCACCTGGTCCTCAGACGTGGCCAAGAGCTGAATCAGCGGCGTGGGCTGCGGAACGGCCATGGGCTCGCCTGCGCTGTACGGGTATGTCCAGCCGCACGGACACCCGTGGGCACTGCACCTGTACGTCTCGTCACCCTCAGCAAAGCCGGCGAACACGGTGGGGCCAGCAGCCTCAGCGAGTACGACAGCAGCCGCGAACGGGCCCTTGCCGCTCTTCTGAGGCATGATCACCTGCGCGCGCCGGTAGACGAACGCTGAGGATTTCTGCCCAACCTCAGCCGTCGATTTCACGGTGTAGAAGTTGCGCAGAACCTTGCGCTGCCACTTCAGGAGGATGAACGGTTCACCCTGGCGGAAGCCGTCAGGAATGACCGCATGGCGCTCTATCCAGTACCGGACGACGAACAGCGGTAGCTCATTCGTCATCCTCGATATCCTTCAACTTGTCAGCCAGCGTGAGCACGGGGGCGACGCTGGTGCTGTGTTGGGGGTCACCCTGGTCTACCGGCGCGATCGTCCACCGGTTACGCTGCATACCGCTGACGCTCAGACCGAGTGATTCGGCAAACTGCTTCACCTGACCCCAGACGATCGCGGAGGACCGTGGAGACTCAGCGCGCTCAAGAAGCC